CCACCATCGTATTCATCATGGTTGCCAAGACTTCATATGCTCGAGGGTGCTGGCTTTGTTTGGCCACATCCATCAAATCAAAGAGTGCTTCTTGACCCTTATTGATGACTTCCATCATGTTCTCGCGAGCATACTCAAAGTCTGCTGAGACTTGAGTGCTCATCTTCTTTTCGATCACAGTCGGTAAGTTATCGCCAGAGGCGATGTTTAAAAATTTATCAAGTTCATTGCTCATTAGATATTCTCAGTAATTGTATTGATAAAGCCATAGTCATCTGTACTTATAATTTCATCGTACGGAATACTTGCCGCGGTGTTGCTAGTAGCCGTTCCATTCGCCGTTAATCCTGGACGAGAGGCGACTACGATTGTATTCGATGTATTTGTTGTGTTGCCAGTCGTAACATCTTCAGGAAGTCTGAATGTTGTTTCTGCGAGTTTGATTAGTTTTGATTTCTTTGTGGGACCATATAACCAGCCTTTCATTGTAAAGCTAAGTGTCCAGATCAATGCTCTTCTTTGCTCGAAGCTGCCTTCGTATTGATCTTGAGAAGTAATGCTATTCAGAATGATAGGAATATCGCGTGCACTGTCCACTTCAGGAACAACATTGACACTCACCGTAAAGTCAGGAGTAAAGTAAGGTACGATCTGTTCTACGATGCGTGTTCCGTCTTCTGCATTCTTGACCAAGATATTCATCTCGAATTGCATGTCATATGGAACAGGCTGATACTGATACTTAACTTCATCATCTGTACCGGCGGTGGCAGATTGTTTTGTCAGCTTATTCAGAGTATTCAGCTTACGAGTAGGATCATATTCTAGAGTAGTCATCTCGAATGAGATACGAGGCAAAACAATACCAACCTGATTAGTCATTTGCGGATTTTGATCAAGTCTCGCGAGAACTTTATCCTTTGGACCATAAGTCAAAGGAACTTTTAAAGTCTGAAGCACTTCATCAGTTGCGCTCAGACGATTGATATAGATGTCATTGAACACCGTACCAAATACGATGATATATTTTCTTAAGCTATCATGATTCCATGTTCTTCCAAACATTATACGTTACCTTCACTAAAAGGATCTATTTGAGTCCAGTCGAGGATTGCATCTCCTTCGAGCTCGAACTCAGTATTGTCTTCGAATGGATCACCAGCTTGTGTTTCGAAACTATAACCGCTTTGAATAATAGGAGTTCCATCTTGAGTGATAAGAATCATGCCATCTGACGTTGTAATATTGTACAGATCAAGGCTAAGGCTGAGATCTCTTTCGATGTTATCGATGGCAGCAATTCCAGTATTCAGTTGCTCACCACTATATTCGAACATTTCACAGACAAGATCATACATCTGAATCGATCCCATCTGATAAAAGACAGGAGTCTTATTGACATACTTGACATACATCAGACGGTCGGCCATCGGAAGATAGATAAGATCACCTTCTTGAGGACGATCGATCATCTCAACATTTCCGATCTCGTCCATAAAGTTACGAACAGAAACTGTAAACGTTACCTGATCTCTGATTTCAAGACCAAATTTCGATAAAAACTGACCGTCGCCTTCGTAGCTCTCATAGCTGCGAATATACATGTCAATTAAGTAAGAACCGTTGTACTGTGATAATGAATCTTCCTCGTATACATCATCTTTTGCAACTAGCGTACGAGGACAGTAGAATACATCATGCCCATAAATTTGAATAGACTCAAGAACCAGATCTTCAATTAAGACCTGCTCTTGGCTATTTGTAAAGTTGTTGAAATAGAAATTGGTCGACATGTATTATCCAATCATATCGAGAACCGGCAGAGAATAAGAAGAAATCATCTCGTCTTCGAGTTTTTTTCTTTCGGCCACAGCATCATCATAAATTTTCTCTCCGTTGAACTGCACTCCTCCAGGTAAAGTCATGCCTGTAAACTTTGTAAGGTTGGAACCCCACTGTTCTTTGATCAGAGTCGTAGCATAGTTCTGAAGCCAACGATCGTTATAAGCATCTGTCCATGTTTCTGGATCGACTACTTCATAAGCTTCGACGAGTAAGAATTCGCCGACAGCAACAGTGTTCCAATCCATATCAACGTGCAGTCGATCTTTGTGACGAGAATAACGAATAGGCTGTTTACCGACAAGAAGCTCGTTCATCAGAGCAAGATGTTCCATCACCATGTAGTATGGAACAAGAGACACGTTAGTTAGAGTGTAGAGATCGTTTAGCGCAATCTGATAGCGAATATTAAAAAGGTCGTCAGAGCGAATCGAAGGATCACCCATCGAGAAGATGCTGACTGCGCCAATGATATTTTCTGGAAGAGTGATATACTTGTTGGCCACGTCTGTCGACGTAATAGCATGCTTGTAGTATACTCTTTCTGAACCATCAAAGTGATAGTCATACCAGTAACGTAAAGCTTCGTCCACACGATCATCTACCTGATCTTCGTCGACATTGATCTCAATTACTGGTTTGCCGAGCTTACGAAGGCAATACTCTTTAAATGTTGCTTTTGTAGTAGGAGTGGCCATCGAATACCTCTTTATTATATTTATGTGTCTGGCTATTTATAAGCCGTATAAATACAACGAGTACAGCATGGAGACTTGAAATATTATGAATTTAGACTTAATGATTATTGATAACTTTTATACCAATCCCGACGCGGTCAGAGCCTTTGCTCTTACACAAGACTTTAGCGTCACAGGCAACTATCCAGGAAAACGAACACCTTCGTTCATGACACAAGATGTCAAGGACTGCATTCAGCATTGGATGAATCCAATTGGAAAGATTACCAATTGGCACGAAGATTCGGGTTATACTGGAGCTTTTCAATACGCTACCGCTTTAGATAGAACGTGGATTCATTGCGATCATACGAGTACATGGGCTGGCGTATGTTACTTGTCACCAGATGCACCGCACACTGCTGGCACAGGAATGTTTCGGCATAAAGAAACTGGAGAATACCGAGCTCCAACGAACAAGCACGAATCATATGACTACACCAAGTGGGATAAAGTCGATATCGTAGGTAACAAATACAATCGATTGATTCTCTATAGCGGAGATCTCTTTCATGCGAGTCTCGATTATTTTGGTAAAGATTTATATGATGGACGTTTATTTCAGACGTTCTTCTTTGATACGGAGCAAGTGCGATGAAAGTTTGTAAAGTGATATGGTCGACGAATCGACTTGAGTATTTGATTCCTACATTAAAATCTCAGCGTGACATGTTAGATTTTGAAGGATGTGAAGTCGAAGGCATCTTTTTCGATGATATGCCAAAAGGTCGTCATGACGGTACAATGTTTCAATTAGCCAAGAATTTTGGCTTTACTGAGATCTTCTTGCACCAACAAAATATGGGTTTGCCATACATATGGAATCGAACCTTCGAAATCCTGAGAGAGCGAGATTATGATTATGTGTATCTGTCAGAGGACGACGTCACATTCAATCATCCGATTAAACTGCTCGATATGATTCAGATTCTTGACGATCATAAGAATATTTCTCAGGTATGTTTGACACGCCAAAAATGGTATGACTTTGAAGAAGAAACACAGGCTTATGAAACAGACATTACACTCGGGAAATATCGAGGCGAACTTTCAGAAGCATATTTCTGGAGTTTGTCAAGTATATTTTCTCGATCAATCGTAGATCTTCCTCATGCCGAATCAGTAGGCGAGAAGAACTTGAGCGAGTATGTCGTAGCAAAGTCATTGCAACAACTTGGTATGCAGACATGTAAGTTGAAGACAGAAGAAGGCCATAACATCGTCAATCATATCGGCGAGTATAGTATCGGCAAGCGAGCGGAACCTGGAGATCCTCGCTATGAAGATTTCGCTGTATACGATCCTGAAACAAAGTACAGTTCTCGACACGGAACGAAGTGGGATTAAAGATACACTTGGTTTAAAAGTTACTTTTTAATCTCTATATTACCAGAAATAGAAATGCGATGTTCATCTGAAGTTTGAAATGGATATACCTGATGTTTGAGATAATTTGGAAACATAATAAGAGAACCTTCCCACGTCTTATCAATATCTAGTTGAGTCGTACTGATTCCGCCATCGAATGAGTTATAAATGAATTGAAACTTCGATGCAACTTTATAGTTTGACTCTCTTACATTTGGCATATTTAATTCCTCTTCTAAATCATAAGGAATTGCAATCCATATCACCCATGAAATATCCTTATGGTGAAAGTGTATTGGATTATATTCATGTTTCTTTTGAAAATTCACCCATGCATTCGAATCAATAATATAATCTTTATCTTCATGGAAATTAAATTTTCTTCTATATTCAAAAAAAGTTTGTTCTAAACAATTTCTAAACTGGCCATTAATAAAGTACTCAAGTTCTGTTTCTAATTGTCCAGCTAAACGAGTATTGTATTTTTCCGGCTTATTATCAACTTGCTTTTGTAAGTCGCGTGTCAAATCAGCAAAAATAGAAGCAGGAATCTTTGTTTTAAGAACTCCTGGATTGTAAAGCTTTATTTCTGAAAATTCTAAGTTCATCATTTCACCAATAATATTTTAGTTAATAGTAATTGTAGAGGTGTCTCTACATATGCTCATAGTACCTTCGCAGCAGATACTCCAATCCTCACCGGTTTTAGCTCCGTGACTTGATACGTTAATGATGATATTTTTGCATAGATACTCTTTGTCTTCTTCGAATACTCTCCAGACATGATCGATAGTACCGCGATTCGGTCGACCTCTTGATTGATTAAATCGTATGCGAAAGTTAGGCAATTTTAATCTCTGTTTGTAAAAACGTTTGGTTTCCTATTTTATTCCACCCGCCATTTACCTGAAAAGCTAAATTTATATTCTTATTCAAAGCATACATAATTACCCAACTCAGAACTTCAGCTGACATAGGAGCACCGGCTTCTACTATCTCGAGATGAGACAAATTTTCATCATCTCGAGTCCTCCATTGCATAATTACATTTGATTCATTCGGCTTCAACCATGCGGGTATATTTTCATCATCTAGCCACGAGCACGTAAAAGATTGGCATGGATCTTTTGGTCGATCTTCATATATTGTACAACCCGTTGAACACACAAAGTGACACTTTCTTCCTGGCCAAAAATTATAACCTTTCGCGCTTCCCGTAAGCCATCCATCACAACATTTTGTACACGTTCCGCATTCTCGTGTCATATGATATCTGCAGTAGCTGGATATTCGGGTACGACAACATCTGGTCGGGTTGATATATTCATATGAATAAACTTAAAGGGTTTAGTCGAAGAATTACGAGTAAAACTATGAGCCAACCAAGAGTTAGCAAGTATTAACTGCCCCGGTTCAGGAGTAAAGTTTATTCTGTCCGAGGCCATTGATATTGTTGTTAAATCTTGTTCGTACAATGGTGTCATTGTTTTCATAGGTCGAGGATCGTGAATCACCAATCTAGGAGGATCCTTTGGGCATTCAAAGAAATAAAATGCAACAAGCTGACAATCGTTATGACTATGATATTCCATTGAAGAATACTTATGATGTTCTTGGCTCCAACATTCTCTTAGATATGTCTGCAGACCATTCATATTATAGCCTTGATCACTCAATACATTCCAACTCGTGTTAAGAGTATATTGAATTAACTCCAGAAGTTCTTCTTCTGCAGAAACATCTGCATGAACAACAGGATATACTTCATTTATTTTGTTATTTTTACGCATAGCGCTCAACGACTTGTTGCATACGCTTCTTGCTGTTTCTAAAAAATTTGGTTTCATGATACTATATACAGGAGTGCTGAAATAGTGCCATTGGTCAAGTGTATCAGTCATAATATATTTCCTACTGTATTTATCTGAATGCTGGGCCAACTACCCAGATCACAATGCTTTTACGAATGCCTTTTTCGACTGGACTTACGCGATGTAATCGATAAGCCGGAAACGCGGCAACAAGCCCACGTTTTTTATCTACCACATCAGGAGTATTGCCGGCTTTTATTTCTAAATTTCCGCCTTCGTAGTCTTTTGGATCTGATAGTTGCAAAACCATACTAAATTTTCTTGGAACACTGTCTAACGATGAATTATCAATGTGCCAATCATAGTGTGCTTTCTCTTCACCATTATATATGGTGTATTGAAAGTCTTCATGAAATCCGGTTAAATCAAATCCATAAAAAGTACTATTCAGTTTGCGAGCGATCCATGCCATTCTATCATAGAACCAGGCAGTTTCCTCATTTAAACTAATCCATGCTGTTTGAGAAGATCTGATTGCGAGGTCTACTACGCCGTCAGATCCAACTACAGCAGGATTCGGAACTAAATTATCTAGACAATATTTATCTATTCTATCTAGTTCTTCTTCAGTAAAACCAGAATCCCATATTACGTATGAACTGGTTGTTGTTTCAATCGGCGGACCCGGAGCAAAGATATAACTCGACATTATTTCGGCAACTTTTTGTGAAGTTTATCCTTATAGAGGGATTCATGAACAAAATCTCGAATTGTTCTCATTAAATGAGTACTTTTGATTTCATTTTCAGTGAAAGATCTGCTTCTATGTTTTGGAAGCAAGTCATCTTTTTTAATTGGAATGACTTGTACGAGTGGCGTTCCCGCAGGAATAATACCAGCAAAATTTGGTTGATTAAATGTAAATGGAAAATTCACATACTCTTGTTCGTAGTATGGATAATCGACAGTTCCAGAAAAACATGTGAATCGAGGATCTGGTCTATTCAATGGAGGAAGAAAAAGCAAAGAATACCCCGGAGGAGTTTTAAACATCCAATAATTCATAAACTTAATTGGGGGTTTCGGATCTAATGGATTTGGAGATTTTTCTGAAGTAACTTGTTCTTTAATATGATTTTCAATCATAGGTCGATAAAAATTAGATTTATAAGTGATTCCAGAACAATTATCATTTGATGTAATCTGTACATCTGCTGCTAACGGAATAATATATCCCATTAGCATCGAATCTAAAAACGGCATACATCTTTTAATCGTTGAAGTTTGAAATCCCTGATCTCCTAGTCTTGGAGGAAGAGCTTTAAACCAGTCAGGAATATGTTTACTTGATGGAAACGGCGTTGGAATTACACCATAGTCTTCTTCAGCACATAAGAACTCAATTTCATTATTTTTAAAAACACTCTTAAACATCATCACCTCAATTTTGATTATTACCTTGCTTATAGTATATATTATTGTTTTCTACCTCAATTATACATCGAGCAACTTCTTTTTCTCCGCGAAGTATATGATCATCGTGAAGATTCAATTTTTCACAATTATTTATCCAATCGCGCTGATGCGCTGGTAATTTGTCAAAACACTTCATCACAAGTTTTAATCTTTGTTCATCCATTACCAAGTCACAGTCACTGCACCATTCGCGCTTCCAGTTCCAACCGTTACAGTAATAAGTTGATATGGATATACTTTTATAGAACTTGCATTTGTTGTACTGGCACTTGATCCAGGATTACCTGCAGTGCCCGCATTACTTGTACCGGCAGTTCCCGATGTCGCTCCTGTTCCCGCAGCCCCTTGGGCTCCTTGAACGCCATTTGCTCCAGCAGTTCCTGCACTTCCTGTTCCGCCAGTTCCTGCTCCAGTTCCTGCTGCCCCTTGGGCTCCTTGAACACCATTTGCTCCAGCAGTTCCTGCAGAACCTGCTCCACCAGCAGTCGCTCCTGTTCCTGCTGCACCTTGGGCTCCTTGAACGCCATTTGCTCCAGCAGTTCCAGCACTTCCTGCACCTCCTGCGGTGGCTCCAGTTCCTGCAGCACCTTGGGCTCCTTGAGTTCCAGCAGCACCTGCAGTTCCAGCTGAACCTGCTCCACCAGCAGTCGCTCCAGTTCCTGCAGCACCTGTTGCACCTTGAGTTCCAGCAGCACCAGCAGTACCGGCACTTCCTGCACCTCCTGCAGTCGCTCCAGTTCCAGCAGCTCCAGTAGCGCCTACATTGCCGGCAGCACCTGCGGTTCCAGCACTTCCTGCACCTCCAGCATTCGCTCCAGTTCCAGCAGCTCCAGTTGCTCCAGCATTACCAGCAGCACCTGCGGTTCCAGGGCTTCCAGCTCCACCATTTGTCGCTCCAGTACCGGCTGCGCCTGTTGCTCCAGCATTACCAGCAGCACCTGCGGTTCCAGGGCTTCCAGCTCCACCAGCAGTCGCTCCAGTTCCTGCCGCTCCAGTAGCACCTGCATTGCCAGCAACGCCTGCGGTACCAGGACTTCCAGCTCCACCAGCAGTCGCTCCAGTTCCGGCAGCACCTGTTGTTCCTGCAGGTCCAGTGCCACCGGCAGTACCGGGGCAACCGTTGACGTTGCAACACCCGTACGCACCACCACTACCATTTGTACCTCCGCCAGAAACTGACCCGGCGGATCCGGAAACAGCGAACGTAGTTTGATATTGGCAAAAAACGCCTCCTCCGCCTCCTCCGCCGCCACCGCCACCGCGACTACCAGCATTACCTGCACTACCAGGATTTCCAGCACTGCCTGCCGTGCCTCCTGCACCTCCAGCACCATTGGTACCCGGATTACCGCTCGCACCTTGAGCACCTTTTGTACCAGCTGCACCAGCGGTTCCACCAGCTCCACCAGCACCATTGTTACCAGTGTTACCGCTCGCACCTTGAGCGCCATTATTTCCTTTCGCGCCAGCGGTTCCACCAGCTCCACCAGCACCATTCGTGCCCGCATTGCCTGAAGCACCTTGAGCACCAGGATTACCAGCAAGACCACGAGCACCGCCAGTACCGCCTACGCCATTTGTACCTGCATTTCCTGAAGCTCCTTGAGCACCAGTTGTTCCAGCAAGACCACGAGCCCCGCCAGTGCCGCCAACACCGTTTGTGCCAGGATTACCGGCCGCTCCTTGAGCACCAGTTGTTCCGGCAAGGCCACGAGCACCGCCAGTACCGCCAACACCATTTGTACCAGGATTACCTGCAGCGCCCTGAGCTCCAGCAGTACCAGCGGCACCAGGTGCTCCGCCTGCTCCGCCGGCTCCATTTGTTCCAGAAGTGCCAGTCGCACCTTGGGCACCAGGATTTCCAGCAGAACCGGCTGCTCCGCCAGCACCTCCAGCTCCATTTGTTCCGGAAGTGCCAGTCGCACCTTGGGCACCAGGATTTCCAGCTGCACCAGCTGCACCGCCGGCACCACCTACACCATTATTGCCAGCAGTGCCAGTCGCACCTTGGGCACCAGGATTTCCAGCAGAACCGGCTGATCCGTTTGTAGCATTTCCTGCCGATCCGGCCGTTCCGCCTGCTCCACCAGTAAAACTTTGTAAATTTCCGAAAGCTGATGAATTTCCTGTTGTTCCGCTAGAGCCAGCAGTTCCATTCACAGCGCCTGTGCCAGCAGTTCCAGCAGCACCAGCAGTTCCAGCACTTCCTGCACCACCTGCGGTGGCTCCAGTTCCTGCAGCACCTTGGGCTCCTTGAGTTCCAGCAGCACCAGCGGTTCCAGCGCTTCCTGCACTACCTGCTGTGGCTCCAGTGCCAGCTGCGCCCGTTGCTCCTTGAGTTCCAGCAGAACCAGCTGTTCCTGCACTTCCTGCACCTCCTGCAGTCGCTCCAGTTCCTGCGGCACCAGTAGCACCTTGAGTTCCAGCGGCTCCAGCAGTACCGGCACTTCCTGTTCCACCAGTTCCTGCTCCAGTTCCCGCAGCCCCTTGGGCTCCTTGAACACCATTTGCACCTGCCGTTCCGGCAACACCTGTTCCACCGGTTCCAGCACCAGTTCCCGCGGCGCCTTGAGCGCCTTGAGTACCATTTGCTCCAGCAGTTCCTGCACTTCCAGCACCACCAGTTCCAGCACCGGTTCCGGCCGCTCCAGTAGCACCTTGAGAACCATTGGCTCCAGCGGTGCCTGCACTTCCTGCGCCTCCACCGGTAGCACCAGTTCCTGCTGCTCCGGTTGTTCCTGCAGTACCAGCTACACCTGCTCCGCCAGCAGAACCTGCACCGCCACCAGTAGCACCAGTTCCTGCGGCACCAGTTGTTCCTGCATTCCCAGCAACGCCTGGATTACCGGCACTTCCTGCACCACCGCCAGTCGCTCCTGATCCGGCAGCACCGGTTGTTCCTGCATTCCCAGCAGCGCCTGCGCTGCCAGCGTTACCTGAACCGCCGACTACGCCAGCACCGCCACCTCCGCCACCTCCTCCGCCGAGGAAGTTCTGGGAAAAACAAAAGTTATAATAAGGTCCAGCGCCTTTTCCACCGGCGCCTCCACCGGGAGTTCCACCAGATCCACCTGGCGCCGCGGTGCAATTATTGCTGCCTTGTCCTGCGTTGCCGCCAGGATTTCCGGCAGCTCCTCCGGTCCCTGGAAAATATGTTAATCCTCCGCCGCCAGCGTTACCGCCAGCACCACCAGTACCACCGGTACCTCCAGCACCATTGTTACCCGGATTTCCTGCATTACCAGTAGCGCCATTATTTCCTTTCGCACCAGCGGTTCCACCAGCTCCACCAGTACCATTGGTACCCGGATTTCCTGCATTACCTGTTGCACCAGGATTTCCGGCAGCGCCTGCCGTGCCTCCTGCACCTCCAGCACCATTGTTACCCGGATTTCCTGCATTACCTGTTGCACCAGGATTTCCAGCACTGCCTGCCGTGCCTCCTGCACCTCCTGCACCATTGGTACCCGGATTTCCTGAAGCTCCTTGAGCACCAGCTGTGCCTGCTGCACCTGCGGTTCCACCAGCACCACCAGCCCCGTTTGTACCCGGATTTCCTGAAGCTCCTTGAGCACCAGCTGTGCCTGCTGCACCTGCTGCTCCGCCAGCACCACCAGCACCATTCGTGCCAGGATTTCCTGAAGCTCCTTGAGCACCAGCTGTGCCTGCTGCACCAGCTGCACCACCAGTTCCGCCTACGCCATTCGTACCCGCATTTCCTGAAGCCCCTTGTGCACCAGGATTACCAGCAAGACCACGAGCACCTCCAGTGCCACCTACGCCATTCGTACCAGGATTACCTGCAGCACCTTGTGCACCAGTTGTTCCAGCAAGACCTCTCGCTCCACCGGTACCACCAACACCATTCGTACCTGGATTACCGGCAGCTCCTTGAGCGCCAGGATTACCAGCAAGGCCACGAGCGCCACCAGTACCGCCAACACCATTTGTACCAGGATTTCCAGGATTTCCGGCAGTCCCAGGATTTCCGGCAGTACCAGCGTTTCCAGCTCCACCTGTTCCAGACAAGTTTACTGAATACACTCCTGTCGGTACAACATATGTCCCAGGAGAGTTAAATGTAACACTCGATGGAGCTGCTTTACCGGCTGCGCGGAAACTACTGAGAGGCATTTATTATCTACCTAATTGATACAGTTCAGCGAGATTTGAATTTTCTATTTCATCTAAACCATAGTGTAAAATCATTGGCATTTGATTTGCCGGTTTGTCATCATGTACTTCTGTATAATATAAAAATGGAAATGCCGTAAATGTATGATTTTCGCGGTTTGCGAAATTCCAAGAATTTAATGGTGTAAAGCAATCTTGATGAACAGTTGGATCTGCATAATTAAGATTTGTGTAATCTGTAATACCATTATCAGCTAACCATTGAATGGCTTTTGCACTATCTGTATTAGGATCAGTTACCCATCGAAAACCTTGTTTGCCTGTATCAGGATCAGTGAAAGTTTCTTGAGTGAATGTTTGATCTGTATTCAAATAAATTTGTTCAATTCTGACTATTGACATTTATATTCTCCTTTTTTAAATGTTTGCAAGAGACAGAGCACCGGCATATACAGTGCCGCCGTCGAGGGTAAAGAAACTGAATATGTCAATCTTATTAGCACCAGTTGACATCGTTGGTGTTGAAGCATTCGGATATTTCACCGTTGCAGGCCAAGTAATTACTCTCGAGCCTGTCGCATCTTGCTTACAATAGAGCGTAAAGCTGTATGCATTGCCCGATGCAGGGGGATTTGAAAACGAAAGCGTAATAGCTGCATTGGCCAATGTTAAATCGAATACGTTGGATAGAGACAAATCTATAGTATGAGTAGACGTTGTTATAGTATTGGAAACAACAGTTTCTTTGTATGAAGTGAACTTAGGATTACTCAGCACATTATTTGCCATTACGACGTTGGCATTAAGAGTAGTAATACCAGCTACTTGTAGCGTCGAGGTTACGTTGGCAAAACCAGTAATGGTTGTATTGCCAGCAGCAAGCGTTGTAATTCCAGAAGCGGCGCCTGCAAGTGTAAGTGAAGTGATAGACAAAGCAGAATTGACATGCGTACCAATAGAATTTACAGTGAGTGTCGAACCGCCAAGAACAGACAATGTTCCAGTCGAAGTGATCGTTCCGCCGTTCAAGCCATTTGCGGCTACAAGTGAAGTAATACCATCATCAGCAGCCCAATATGCCGCAGTACCATTTGAGTGTAGAACTTGGCCTGCAGTACCAAGCCCACCATTAGCCGACAGTCCAGCTGAACCAAGCGTAATATTAGAGCTTGGTATAAGAGAAGATACTGCTAATGGCTGACCATTAGTAGACCAGCGATCGTTTGTTTCATCCCATAGGAACTGGACGTTAGCTGACGTTCCACGCATGATCTCCATACCAGCATCTTGTGAAGGAGCTGAAGCCCCAAGATCTGCGTTCAGTGTAAAGATGTTATCGCCAACGTCTAGCGTTGTAGTGTTGACATAAGTTCTTGTACCAGATACTGTGAGGTTACCAGAAACCGTAATATCTCCGGTAATCGTCGTGTTACCAGCCGCAAGAGTCGTGATACCAGAGACTGCTTGCGCGGCACTCGTCGACTGAATCGTTGTCGTTCCAACAAACAATGAAGGTAATCGAGCAAATGCTACTGTACCAGATGAAATGTTCGATCCGTTTGCTGCGATCGCGATCGCGTTGGTATACGCTGCTCCAGCGTTTGCAACCATCGCAGTATTCGCTGTTCCGATCTTTGTGTCAGTGTAGGATACTGCGTTCGTATATGCAGTTGCGGCATTTCCTGTGATCTGCCCCTGAATAGTAGCTAGTGAAGATCCGCCAAAATTCGTAGAGTTGTTTGCAGTACCACTAAACGTTGAACTATTCATTGTTGCGGTAACCGAAGAGTTTCCAACGGTTAAAATAGCTGTTGTTGAATTTGAAGTAAGCGTAGCGCCAAATGAGGTTGCATTGATAGCGCTTATTTGTACGTTACCTGTTACGTTTGCAAACCCAGTAATTGTAGTGTTACCGGCAGCGAGTGTCGTAACACCAGAAGCTGCACCTGCTAACGTAAGAGATGTGATTGATAAGGCTGAGTTCACATGAATGCCGGCAGTATTCACCGTAAGTGTCGAACCTGTCGTTACACCGAGTGTACCTGTCGTGGTAATTGTTCCACCAGAAAGACCATTACCAGTTGCGACAGATGTGACTGTTCCTCCGGCATTGTCATCAGCTGCCCAGTATATCGAAGTACCATTTGAGTGTAATACTTGACCGGCAGTACCGATACCACCGTTCGCTTCAAGTCCGACTGCCGTACCGATAGCCACTTTGCTCGTGTTGGCAATGAAGCTAGAACCTACAGTAAGTGAAGCTGAGTTGACGCTGGTGCTGACATTCGCAAAGCCAGTAATCGTCGTATTACCGCCTGCTATTGTAGTGCCTACATTCAGGCCTGATTTAACGCGAAAGTTATTTGGTGTAGCCATCTGGTTCCCTATCCCACAGATTTTATTCTATTGTATTTATAACTTTAAGCTTTTTATTTGTGGTTATTTTTTAACTTGACTGTCTGATTACTTTGACTGTTTGTGTTACTGTTGCATTTGCAGAAGTTGATGTAAAATAGATTTCTACGTTAGCGTTATTGATGCCCGCGTCGAACGAACCTAGAGAGGTATTAAATAATTGAGCATATTCTGTAATAAGAACGTCGGTGTTGTCATGTAGTAGTAAAATTTCTGTTGCGTGTCTTTCAGTACCAGACGATGGCTTAACTGTTAGAATAAGTTTTCCAAAGCTGTAGTTAGCTTTAGGGAACGAATCTATAATGTTCTGGGTTGTATTAGATACTGTAGCTGTGTTACTGAAGATAGCAGCGTTATCTAAGATAAGCGCTTTAGCAGATACGTTAGCCCCGGCTGAAACATTGCCAGTAAGCGTTGTTATGCCGGATACTACTAAGTTGCCGGTAATGCTTGAATTACCACCTACGGCAAGAGTAGTACTAATATTAGCAAAGCCAGTTGTTGTAACGCCTGTTGAGTTCGCAATGAAAGCTGTGCCGACTGTATGGGATGCAGCGTTAACCGAAGATGTTGCATTAATAAAACCAGTGATCGTGGTGTTACCGGCAGCGAATGCTCCGTTATAAGTAAGCGCGCCTGTGCCAGTTCTACCAAGTTTTGTCGTTGTGTCTGCGTTACCAAATATAATAAAACCATTATTGGCAGATTGTTGACCGCGAATAGATACTGTATCAGCTGTGTTGACGTCTCCAAACCAAGCATCGTCACCGATTGAAATATTAGTGCCTGAACCGTTGTTACTCGTCAGTAATCTATCAATTGATAATGCGGAGTTCACATGAACACCTGCTGAGTTAACAGTTAGTGTAGAACCGGTTACAATACCAATAGTGCCAGATGATGTAATTGGGCCTCCAGAAAGGCCATTAGCTGTTGCAACAGACGTTACACCGGTAGCGGCAGCAGTCGACCAATAAGTCGCTGTACCATTAGATGTAAGTACTTGTCCGGCTGTACCTGTCGATCCATTTGCAGTAAGCGATACAGTGCCTAAACCTACGTTACCAGAGAAATTGACGGGCGCAGAAAAGTTAAGATTGCTAGTATTATTATTTGCAAAAATAGAAAATACAGCTCTTTGACCGTATGTTGTATTCGATGTATAGAATACAAAGTTGTCATCGGTTTGCTGAACGAAGTAAGAGTATGCAGCTGTATTAATGGTTTGGAATCTTAAATGATCATTATTATTAATAAGCACATTAACGTTGGATGTTACTTGCGTTGAGTTAGCAATGAAGTTAGTACCAACAGAAAGTATAGCAGCATTAACAGTACCAGTATGATAGGCACCTAAAGTATTTGCAATGAATGATGTGCCTACTGTCAATAGCGCTGAATTGACCGAGGACGTTGCATTAACGAACCCAGTAATCGTAGTATTTCCAGCGGCAAGGGTAGTGATGCCGGAAGCGGCGCCATTTGCTACGAGTGATGAGGTTGCGAGTGGTTGATTATTAGTCGACCAACGATCGTTTGTTTCATCCCAAAGGAATTGGACGTTTGCAGAAGTGCCGCGCATGATCTCAATGCCAGCATTCTCGGTAGGTGGATTAGCTCCAAGATCTGCATTTAATGTAATAATATTATCACCGACATCAAGTGTCGTTGTGTTCACATATGTTCTTGTACCAGAAACAGTTAAGTTGCCAGAGAGTGTAAGATCGGCGATTGATAATGCGGAGTTCACATGAATACCGGTCGTATTGACTGTGAGTGTTGGCCCAGCAGTTACTCCGATTGTACCACTAGTTGTAATCGTTCCACCAGAAAGACCATTGGCTGTCGCGACAGAAGTTACGCCTCCGCCGGTAGCACCTTGAGCGCCTTGTGCACCAGTTGCACCTTGCGCTCCTTGAGCACCAGTTGCACCTTGAGCACCAGTTGCACCAGTAGCACCTTGAGCACCAGTTGCACCAGTAGCACCTTGAGCGCCTTGAAGTCCTTGAGCACCAGTTGCACCAGTAGTACCTTGAGCACCTTGAGCGCCAGTAGTACCTTGAGCACCTTGAGCGCCAGTA